TTCTGATCCTTCAACAGATTCTTCGCTTCCTTCGCCTGAAGTATCAACTGCGGCGATGGCGTCTTGCCGAACGTCGGACACAACTCCAGCGCCAACAGTTTCTTCAATGCACGATTGTAACCCTGCGGCAGATTGACCTGCTGAGTCGGCGACGTGAACTGCGACAGAATCAGATCCGTGTATAGAAACACCTGCCCCGCGATGCTCGGATTCGGGTATACCCACAAGGTGCCAAGCGGAAACGTCGGCTGATATGCCGCGAGATACGGCCACGGACCCGGCACCGTCTTGAGTCCGATCTCGTTGTAGCGCTCGAAGGCCACGAGCTCAAACCAATAGTCGAGCCCTGCCGCTGCCGAGGTCGTGACGCGCGTGAAGCTGCGCCGGATGCGAGCCGGACGCTGGAACGCGAAGTCACCCGGCGTCGTGTAGGTAATCAGATCGCCTGTCGTCAGGGTCTGATTGGCCGGATTCGACATGGTGACCGTGTTCGTGTTCACGGAGGCTGCGGTCGATGGCGTGCCGATCAGTGCCGGTGTCCATGAAACGCTGCTGAAACCGTTTGTGAGCGTCGCTGAGCGGAATTCGCCGTCACTGAAGGAGACGAGATAGAGTCCGCTGACGCCTGCCCACGGGACCGTAATGACGCCGCTGGTACCGGTCGGTGCGCTGGTGAAGGTAATCGCGGTCGGCGACGTACTCGTATTGATCGCGGTGACCGTCGTACCGCTCGGGATTGATGCGAGCTGATCGGTCAGTGTCGCACCAACGATGAGATTCGTCGGGATCGATGCGCCGGTAATGACGTTGCTGTTCTGTGTCGTGTAGCCGGTGAACGGAATCGCCGAGGTCGGGTTACCGATCGTGTACTGATACTGCCCCGGCGTCCATTGGACGATGTTCTCATTCTGCGTGTAGATGAAGGCTTGATCGATTGAAAGGGAATCGAGTAAGTCATTCGCGATCTGCATGCAGACGGAGGCGATCTGGGCATTGAGCGGCTGACCGGGTGAATAGGCATTGATGTTCAGCAGTGCGCCCAGGATGATGTCGGAGGCGGTGCTGGTGACGTTGCCGGTCATGGGTTTTTGGGGGGTTCCTTGGTCGCCGTCATGGTTGCTACGATGTCCATTATCGAGTCGCGGTAGTTAGCCATCGCATATTGCTGGTACTCGGTGTTCCGCACGCCCAGCTCGGGCCGCATCGTGTATCCCCAAGTGCAATTTAGATTGCATGAATATCCCTTCGGATTGTGAGCGATATCGACGTGAGGGGCATTCTGATTGCGCCACAAACGATCCAAGTAAAAAAATCCGAACTCGCTGAAGGGCTCTGCATGACTGGGATCACCGTAGTGACGGTTAGATGCCCAATGCGGAAAGATCAATGTGCATTGAGCCATTGGTTTCAACACCCTATATATCTCGTTGAAAAAATGGACGCGTTCGAAGCGACCATTCATGTTAGTAAGGTGCTCTACAAAGTGGCTGGAATGAATCTCGGATACCGTCGAGTCTTCGAACGGCCATCGTTCTGTACCAGCGTCGCAAACGATATCCACGCCGTCGAACTTAATGCGATCCAGGCCGGTCCAGTCAGGGCCTTTTTTATGCGGACCACATCCGATATCCAACTTAATTTCTGGTGACTCGTCTGATTTTACTACTGCGTTCATTTATTTGTTTCCGATAAATGCGATGGCCCTAAGAAGTTTCCATCCGATGCGGCGGTCGTAATTCAAAGGATGGCAATAACTCCAATACATATGTTCGCGATGTAGCTTCTGCGCGATCACAAATGCAATCCGGCGAAATAGCGGCAGAATTTTCACCAGCAGATCCCTTCCGGTCCATATGCCCCAGAAAAGTCCAGATGGCCTACGCGCACCGAACAATCGATACCACAACGATATCCATACTTGCGCGCTTCCGACCAAAAAGCGAGATCCTGAGTCCCGATTCCTTGGCCATTTCCTCCATTCAACGTTCTGAATAATGGCCGTTTGATTCGTTCATCCTTAAACATTTTTATTCGCCACAAGTTGAATCCCATACTAGTTCCACAACACTCAACAAGTCCTCCATTGACATCAGGAGGCTGCGGACGGAAATTCAAACCTGTTGGATCTTTTGGATCACCCCAGACGTGGGGCGCATTGATGCCGCCCGGTCCTTTACAAAAATATAGGCCACCTATACAACTCAACTCTGGATGTTGCTCCATACGCTCCAGAAGTTTGATCACGCCATCAGGCGGAGGAGTGTTATCGCTCTCGATGGTAAGTATGTATTCCCACTGGCTCAACTCAGGATGAGCCAAAATGCCTTCGATGGCCTGCGAATAAGCGTCTCCAACCTCCATACCCTGCGCCAGAATTCTAACGACACCATTGTTAGGTGGGAATGCCAAATTCCAATGCGATAAAGCTACCTTCGCAGGAATCATGTCGGCGGCTGGCAAGATAACCACGATTCGTTGCTTTCTCCATGAACCGCCTTTCATTATTTGAGCGCGAACGTGATTCAGATCCTTACTATGCTCCCCTCCAAGATCCTGCACCACCAACGCCGGCTTATTCCCCATCACGACACCCACGCAATCGAAGCAGTATTTGTCGTCGTGTTCGGCGCAATCGCCCCGATGACGCCATTGAAATCATCATTACTGGTAAACGTCGTCGTCGCGGTTCCTGTTGTTCCAGCGGAAGCCTGCGCGATATGCGAGCACGCCAGCGTCGCATTACCCGTGAACGACACGCCTGTCCATCCGCTCTGATAGGAGATAATGGTGTTACCGCCGGTCCCATTGGTCACGAAACACATATTCAACGTGTTGGCGACGGTGGTCGTGACCGCAGTGTCCGTTATGGCCGTCGCGCCTGTCGCCGCATCGCCGGTGCCCAGCGCGTTGAACGGATTGCCGCTCGTCACCGCGCCCGTGATCAGGTGAATCCACCCTGACATACCGGTCGCCGTGCCGCCGCCGGTGAATGTGTAGCTTGCCGGCTCGCTTGAGGCGTAGCGATAGAACAGATACAGAGAATCGGATGTATTGGACGTGGCCAACGCCTGCGTCCAGCCGGCACAGGTCGGCGCTGCTGCGGTCTGCGGCGTCTGCCAGATCTGGGCAATCATCAGATTGCCGTTCACGGTACCGGCCGGTACGTTGACCGTGACGGTCGCGGCGCCATTGAAAACGGGATTGCCGCTGTTGCCAGCGTAGACAGGGCCTGCCATCAGCCAAACTCCTCAGAATCAAAAATCAAGGCCATATGACATGCCCCTGCAGTGTGGGATTACGGTTCGCATCGGTGGTAAACACATAGCCGTTGGAGCCTGAAGCCATCATGCCGCGTCGTAAGAGGGCGATATTGATGCTGGTGTTGGACCAGCCCGAAGCCGCCACAATCTGCGGTTCGCGCACGGTTGCGGCGAGCCACGTCGGGGAATCCTGAATCCAGACGCCGTACCACGAATCATCTACGAAGACATCCGCATAATTGATATAACCGCCAAGGGGTGCGTTGGCTCGCGCCGAGGTACCATCGACAATGTAATGACAGGGATAAATGCGCAGGATATTGCCGCCGCCATTGACGGCGTTGGTCAGTCCTGAATTCGAGGAATTCAGAAATTTCCACGAATTAGTTTGATAGCTGACGTTCGGAAAATTCCAGACCGCATAAGAGCAGACACCGCCCGAAGTGAAGGCACTGAACGCGGAGGTATTGATTCCGACCGTCGCGGTCCAGGCGCCCGAGGAGCCGCCGGCTGCGGTCACATGCCCAGTCAGTCCGTTGATCTGTGTCATGCCTCCGACGCCACCGAAAACAAGTTGTTGCTCGTTATTGCCGAGCTGTTCGAACGGATTGGTCGACTGCGTGGAGCTGGAGGTCACTACACAAGAAGACGCTTGCGTAATGTTGGATATCGCGAAGGTCAGTCCAGCGCCGAATACATTCCAGTTGTAATTCGCATCCGTGGCCGATGAGGAGGAATTGCATTGCGTCAGGTTTTCGCTGGTGAGCCATGTATCTTGCACACCCTCGTAGGCTCCTCGGGCCAGCGGATCGGCGTTGTAATCCGGCGAAGGAGACCAGTCGACAGTGATATCCTCTACCTCGAAACGACCATTGCAGGGCGGCGAATAGAAATCGGGCTGAACTTCACCAGAGCCAATACCGCCCGTGCGTGCCCAACACCGGAAATTCTTGGTGTTGTATTGTCCTGGAGAAGATCCGTCGCCTTCCAGAAATCCCATGGCGTGTCGCAGTACCTTGGTCGACACGCACATCTTCTGACCGTAACTGTTGATCGCGTAGGCGTAACCGGACCAACCGGGATCGGAATCCACATCGAATCCCAATACCCATGAAGTCTGCGTGCCCGTGCCTCCCGGTCCCGGATTGGCAGCACCGCTGTAATAGCCAACGTTGCTGGGACCGCCGCCGACCGTGGCCACAAGTCCTGTGCTCGGCGCGCTCCATGTCGTGACGCGTCCCAATGAGCTTGGATTGGTCGCGTTTCCGGGTGCCCAGATCAGAGGTTGGGAAGCATTGGGTTTGGTGCCGAAACCGGTTCCATTCAAGGTCACAGAACCCTGGTCGACGATGGTGCCGGTCATGGTCTGACTACCGACCGGGATGAAACTGCCGCCACTGCCTGCGGTTGAAAATACATTACCGGCCGCGCCCACAATGTGGGAGCCAATCATGTAGATGTTTGACATGGATCAGGCGGTCATATTGACGAATTGCACAGGGGCATAGTAATCCACCGCATTGCCTCCCGATCCCGCGCCTAGAATCTGCGATAGACCCATCGATGAAGGCAGGGCCGCGGAACTGGCCGAATAGAATCCCTGACCGGGCACAAATTGCATGCTGTTGACCTGTGTCTGACCGATCAAACCTTGCAACTGCGGACCGGGACCCAATGGCACCACCACATTGCTTAGGCTGATTGCATTCGAGTTCGCGAATGTTGTATTCGACATCATACCCACGAACAGATCAAAACCGCCCGTATAGTTCACATTGATGGGCGCCGAGAATCGACGGATACCCGATAGTGAGGCCGATGATCCGTTGCTGTTGTTGGTCCAGGCATAAGATTGCGATCCGCTGGAGGCCAACGACAATGTTGATCCATTGAGCGAATAGAGCCCCACATACAGAGATAATGTCTGCGCTTGCGTCGAAAGAACCAACGCCGAAAGCGAGACCGATGCCATCATATCGACGCGACTGGCCGTGAACGGAAATGCCGCGATTGCCGGATACACCTGAACGCTACCCAGTCCATTTTGCGTGACCGTCGTGTTCTGCGCAGGTCCCAGAGGCTGAAAAAATGACAACTGCGGAATGGCGGCCCCGATACTGATCGTGCTGCCGTTGACTGAGATGGAAGCCATTCCCGTTGCGCTCAGGCTGGAAGTCGCAGGCGCCGACAGTTGGATGCTACCGTTGGAGAAGCCCACCGATAGCGCGCCCAATCCATCAAATGACACGGTGTTCTGTGCCAGACTCGTTGAGCTATTCTGCGTGGTATTGCCCACCGCGTAGAGACCCAGCGTCGAGAGCTGTGACGCTGAAATTTGAATCGAGCCATTCGAGTAGCCGACCGTCGCGATTCCAAGTCCGTTGAAGCTGAGCGCCGACTGATTGAGCGTGGTGGAGCTGTTCTGCGTGGTATTGCCCAACGCGTACAGGCCGACCGTGCTGATACCATTCGCGCTCGCCGTAATCGTCGAGCCGTTGAGCCCGAAGGAGACGCCGTTGGAATTGGAGAAGACGACGGAGCCAAGGTTGCTGCTTGTCGTGCCGGCTGAGAAATTGACCGAGCCTGCTCCGCCAGCTGCACCGCTGACTACCACGCTACCGTTGCTCACACCCACGGAGACGCCACCAGCGCCCGCGAAGGAAAGCGCGGTACCATTCACGGTCCCGCTGCTCGATTGCGTCGTATTGCTCACGGCGTAAGCCGTCAGGGCATTCGCACCGATGGAGATCGTCGAGCCGTTGACCGAGATGGAGACGAGTCCGGTACCTGAGATCGACGATGTGGCCGGTGCCGAAACCTGGATGGAGCCATTGGAATAGCCCCAGGTCATGGCACCCAGCGCGTTGAAACTCAGTGCTGACTGGTTCAGCGTCGTGCTGGAATTCTGCGTCGTGTTGCCGAGCGCGTAGAGGCCTGCGGTGGAAGCGCCACCAGCCGCGCCGGCACTGATGACCACACTGCCATTGCTGATGCCGACCGACGCGCCGCCCGCACCGGCGAACGACAGAGCCGTGCCTGCTACCGTGCCGCTCGAGGACTGCGTCGTGTTGCTGACCGCGTAGGCCGACAGATTGAATGCTGTCGTAGCGGGCGCGGAAATGATGAGCGAATTGCTGGACCAGCCCGCGCTGATGATGCCGGCGCCCGAAACGTTGAGCGAGCCGACAGTGTAGGTGCTCTGACTTGATTGACCGGTGGTGTTGCCCGCGAAATAGATCGCCTCCGTCTGACTGCTGCCGGCCGCGCCGGACAATGCCAGATTCAGACCGGCGCTATTGAGGGTCATCGACCCGGAGACATTGGTTCCCGCAAAGGTCGTTCCGGTGCCGGCAAACTGGGTGCTGTTGTAACTTCCGGTGATGGTGCCGTTGTTCAGACCGAAGCTGAATCCATTGGAATTCGAGAACGTGAGTCCGCCAAAAGCACCTGTGGTCGTGCCGGCTGATACCGAGAGATTCGCGGCCGCTGCGGTATTGGCTGAGATCGTGACGCTGTTGCCGTTCTGGCTGAGCGTGACATTGTTGCCGCCGGCCAAGAACAGCGTGCCGGTGCTGATGAGCGCGAGCACGCCGGAAGTATTGCCGCCGAGAGAGGCATTGACGCCGCCGCCCGCTGCGGAGGCCGTCACAGTCGAGCCGTTCATACCGAACGACACGCCATTGGCGTTGCTGAAAAGGATGTTGCCGGCAGACTGTGAGCTGCCATTGGCGCTGATGCCGACGCCGCTTTCAGTCGGCGATGAGATCGATAGCGCCAATCCATTGCTATTGAGCGCCATGGATCCAGAAACGTTCGTGCCGGCGAAAGTCGTGCCCAGACCCGCGAATTGCGTGCTGTTATAACTTGCCGTTACTCCGCCGCCCGTCGTCGATCCGAAGCTGATGCCGTTCGAATTGATGAAATTGGCGGTACCGCTGGTATACGTTGTATTGGGAAGCTGGATCGCGCCGATGCCTGCAGCCGCGCCCGGCGTCACGGTTGCGGTGATGACTCCGGCGGTGTTCATGCCAAACGTCACGCCATTGGAATTGGCGAACGACACCGTACCGGAGCTCACCGAGTTGGTGCCAGCCTCGATCAGCAGCGAGCCATGGCCGATCGCGACCCACGTGTTGACGCCGGCTACACTCTCGACGACGCACAAACCCAGGTCGGAGGTCAGTGCGACAAAGCCGAGGCCGAAATTCGCAGCGGGCGGCAAGGTCGCGAACGTATAGACGACATTGCTGCCGATCGCGATGCTTTCCGGCATGCTGTTCGGCAAGCCCTGTACATTAGGTCCCGGATTCGGCATTACATCGTCCTCAGTTAATCGGTGCCGTCAAAAGAATTCCGCTTGAGCGGCTTGATGAGACGCGGGGCCTCGCGGCCCGGTTCGATCTTTCCGGGCAGCGCTGAAGCCGCACGCGGCTTCAGTCCGGAACCTGAGGATTGGATACAGTCGCTCGCGAAAGCCTCGGGCATGCGCTCGTAATGCGTATGCTGAGATGCTGGACCACCAGCGGGAATATCCGGAGCGTGCTCGACCGGCGCATGCGGAGTACCGACTTCGGTACTCGTGGTGATCCGGCTCGGCTCGTTGGGCATCAGACGCCAGCGCCTCGCGTGAAGATTACCGCGGTATTCGTACCAGGCGCGGTACCCAGAATCACACTCACCGCCGCCACTTCACTGTTGACCGTGACGGTACGGCACACACCGGGTGCCACCGGAAAGCTCGCCGCGACCGTTGCCGCGACTTCCTCGGTGGTATTGCGCGAGAAATTGACGTACGCCCATGCGGTGGTCGTATTGGCGATCTGGATCTGATTGAGATCGCTGTTGCCCGTGGTGTTACCGGGAAGCGTGGCGGAGGCCGCAGCCGAGTTACTTCCTGTCACCGTGACGCTCGCGATCAGTGAGCCGGCGCCAGATCCCGAATTCGGCCCGTAGAGCGGTGCAAAAGGACGTTGATCGTACATGACTACGCGCTGATGCCGGACGGCGCCGAGGCGCTTTCGCCGTAGTTCTCGTAGCGCGCCACGAAAACGGTATAGACGGAACTGGCTGTCGGCGTGATGGTCGCGGCCGTGAGATTGCCGAACGTGATGCCGATCGTGCCATTCGCGGTCGCGCGCGTGTTGGTAATGGTCAAGCCGGCCTGTGGCGCACCGGAATTGTTGGCATTGACGTAATCGCCGAGATGCAAACCGGGAACCGTGAATGTCTGTTCCGCCGAGGTATTCGGCGCGACAGAGGTCGGACTCAATGTCAAATTCAGCACCATCACCAGACTGACGTTGCCGATCGTGTTCGTTGCGGGACCACCCATGTTGAAACTCTCCTAGGAAGCGATTGAAAGAGGGACGGATTCGGGCTCAGGAACCTGGGTTGCCTGCAGCATCCCGTTTTTGACGCCATATTCCAGGAAGTTGCCTTCCCAGAATTTCTGACCGCGATGCGTGAAACGCACATCGGCATCGATCCAGACGGATTCGCCGAGCGCGGTCCACTGGCGGCAGAAGAAAATATCCTCGCCCGTGAAATGCTTGTTCATATAACCGGTTTGGAAGTACGGCTTGCCGCTATCCATCGTGTGATAGTCGGCATATTCGGGATAGGCTTTGTCGAGTTTCTCAAACGCTGACCGTTTGATCCGCATGAACGCAGTCGGCGCCTCCAGCGTTTCGATCAAGCCGTTTTCGACTTTGCCGGTCAGTGCGCGATCGTGATAGGGCTTACCTTCCCAACGTTTCGGCACCAGACCCGCGACGACTTCCTGCGGATACTCCAGGAATTTCTTAGTGGCATGGAAGTCCCAGCCCACATCGGAATCGATGAAGAACAGATCCGTGCAGTCGGTCTCATGCAGGAAGTGATGCACGAGCTGATTGCGTGCGAGATCGATGAAGCACATGCCGGCGACGAAGCGGGCCTGGACATGGATCTTATGCTGCGAGAGATAGATCGCCGTCGACATCATGGAGGTCTGATACTCGGCGCAGAAACTGAAATCGAAGGTCGGGGTGGCGAACAACACACGGGGTTTCATTGTCGTGATTCTGATTTTTTGAGGGAGAGGATGGGACGTGACGGAGACTCCGTAGATGGGATCACCTCCTCGACATTCGATAGCGGCGCGACGGTTGCGATCTGGGCGACTGCAGGCAGATCGTCAGGATGGTATTCGCAGAACGCGCCAGAGGGACGCATCATGCCAGGTTGCCACAGATAAACGACCGGCCGCGCTTCCAGTTCGCCGCGACGGTTCAGGTATGAAATGTTCACCGTGCCGTCAAAATTGACATGCGTGATGGTCGCGGCCAACGGCTGATTGTTGAGATCGTACGGCGCGTAGGCCGATGCTGCGAGCGTAGGCCAGAACCAGAGTCGTTTTCCAACGGTGGGTTGGATCATTCTGGGATGCCTTCAACCATATAGCGAACCAACGCTTCCGCTTGCGTGGCATCCAAGAGGTTAGTACCGCTGGGCTCGTGGCGCGCAGGAGGCTTGCCTCGGGCTGCGTTGTACTCAACGTTGTAATCAGGGTTGAAGCTGATTCCCGCGTCAGGCTGGAAGTTCTCAGGCAACCGCCATCCAAGGAAGCGATTCACCATGTGCTTGATTTGCTCGTCGGTCATTAATTCACCTCCAAAAAAGGCCCCGGAGTACGGGGCCAACGTGTGTCACCACTACGAGGAAAATGTGTGTCATCTCCAAGTTTGTCGTTACGATCTTCTCGGTCCACGCTTGGCGCCTGACACGGGCGGCAGTTTACAATCATGATTTGTTGTATTTCTACGATAAATCATATCCATAGACGTAAACATCGAACGTCGCGGCCACGCCAGCCAACGTTGTACCCACACGCGCATACAGCGTGCTGCCGGTCTGACTGGTGGTCGTTGCTGCGACAGTGCTGTATGCCACAGCCGTCGCATTGGTCACTGACAGTGCGGCAGCCGTGACGATGGTTGTACCGCCGTTGTTGGTCGCCGCATTCAAGCTGAAGTAAGCGGTCGATACTGCAGTAGTGCTGGCATTCGCAGTCAGCACCGCTGAAACGACCCATTTACTTGCATTGATCACGGGAATCGGCGTATCGGCCACCGCGTTTGCGTTCACGGCACGGGCTTCACCGAGAAGTCGAAGCGCATTCGAACCTTGGTAGTTGCCACCGTAAGTCTGTGTATTAACCGGCGTCAGCACTGCCAAAGAATTGGCATTTGCCGTAATCGCCGGGCCTGGATTGGTATCTGCCATGGAAAACTAGCTCCTAAATGAAAAGGGCGCCGTGTGGCGCCCTCAAGGTGGTTGGTTGATCGGCCCTGTCAGGCCCGGACGAGAACATCAGTCGGTAACGTGCTTCCAGACTTTGCGTCTGCGGATGTTGGAAACGAGAACGTTGGAGATTCCATATTTCTGAGCCAAGATCTTCCCTTGCTCGATACTTTTACGGATTTCTCTCACAATTTCCTCCGTGATTTTGCTTCCGATTCCACGTCTATGCGCGCCACCGCGAGGATTTTTAGCGATGTGGCTCACTTCTACGTGAGCCCAAGAAACTCTATTCTTGATGCTCGTGATCGTAGTAGCAGCCACTCCATAATCAGCCGCGATTTCAGCATACGTTCGTGAATCTGAGAGAATTTTCCTAACTTTCTCTTCATTGAGTTGGGCCAGATGAGAATTCTCTCCCGACTGATCATGTCGGCGCCCTTTCCTATTCATATCTGCATGGTTGTCGGCTACAGTTCCAAGCCACAAATGCGCTGGATTGACACATGTGGGATTGTCACAGGTATGACAGACAAGTTTGTCAGGAGGCACTGGCTTGCCACTATGTAGAGCAAAAGAAAATCGATGGGCTTTCGTATACCTCACTCCGTGAATTATTCCGTCAAAACGCCCATACCCTTGACGGTCCACGCAGTAGGTCCATAACCAACAGCCCTCTGTCTTTTTATGCTGTGCTTCGAATCGTTCGATGGCACTCCTGCCTCTGAACATCGCAGCATTCATTTTAGGTTCAAACGGCGAGCCAGATTTCCTAGCTCGCCGCAAATGCTCACTGCATAAGCCAGAAGCCTTCACAGGGAGGTCGCACCCTTTGCATTGACACACGCTTACGGTTTCCACATTTCGTTCTCGGTTATTAAGACCGAGACATTTTGCCGAAAACCTTGGACGAATGCAATGCATTGAGCTATTCTAAATCCCCGTGAAAACAAGCCTCATCCAAACACCCGGATCGCTAAGGACCTGTATAAAGAAGCAGGGCCGTAGAGAACATCACAGCGTGTAGGCTCTGAGTCGTTATTGATAGTGAATTGCGTCACCATCCGAATCGACATCCCCACATCCTCGTCGTCATAAGCCCGCGCCGCGAACTCCACGCCCCGGGGCAGTGGCAGATCCGCGAAGGCCAACGCAAACGCGTACTTGTGGAACACCAACCCCTGCGGAGTCGCCGTGCTGGCGTACGCCGTTCCACCGTTGACCGTGATGGTCGTACCGGTGCCAGTCGGCGCCGCCGTGCAGTTCTGGAACTGGCCGGCGCTGATGATCGCGTCGCCAATCGTGAGCTGCAGATTGCCCGAGCTGTCACTGGTGTACACCCCAGTCAGCGGGTTGAACGTACCGTTCGTCAAACTCGCCGGCCCGTAGTAGATGCCCGTCGTCGCGGCACCGTTAGGCGGCGTGATAAAGCCACCGGGCGGTAGTACCACGAATTGTTTCAGCGTGCGTCCATACTGCTGACGGCTCTGCGGGTTTACCGGATAGATACCTGAGAACTGGATCACATCACCGACCTTGATCACACCGGTCGAAGCCGTCCAACCTGTCGTCAGGATCGTGCCGTTCGCCGACCATCCGCTCGTGAGCAGCGCCGTACCGGTCGGTGTCGCCGAGACCGTGGGCGTACCGCCCTGAGCACCGGTCGTGAACGACATGATGTTCTGATCCTCCCACCAGTCCAATCCGGCGAACTCCTTCGCCACCATGCCGCGCTCGTTGAACTCGCTGATGCGCGCCTGAGGATTGAACAGACCCTTGATGGCATCCGTTGCCGCTGACATGCTGATGGGATCCAGCACGCAGTTCTTCTCGCCTTCGGCCGGGCAGGCCTCGGACGCCAGCACCGCGCGCGCATCGGAGAAAATCTTGTAGCTCGCAGGCTGGATGCCCGCGGTGCCCAAGGAATTCGCCGTGTTGAGCGTGCAGAACTGTGCAGTGTCGGAGTCAACCCGGTTCGCGACGGTTGCGACCTGAGGTTTCAGAATGCGCTGTTTGAACATATCCATGGACAGCGCCAGGTCCTGCGTCGTGAACTGCACATCGACGTGGAACTGGTAGTTGAGCACCACCGGGACGTACTGCTCGAACGTGTCTTCCACGTTCAGAGGGGGGCCGTATGTACCGATGTAGCGGGGCGGACGCCGGACGTTAACTGTGTTGCCTATCTTGGCGCCGGTCTGTGCGAACTCGTTTGAATCAAATGTTAGACCAACTCAAGTTGGTCCGATCTTTCGATCGCTCTGATTCTCATCAGAGATCAGATCATATCTTGCTTCTTTCGAAGCCCCACCGTTTCGAGCCCGTTGGCTCTACTTCCTTTCGGAATGATCGTTGAGCGTTCCGTCTTATGACGGCTTCGTTGCTGATTGTCTAATCCTGAAGATTGTTACCTTTCGGTACTTCAGGCTATAAAGAGTTTCCAGCAGTTAGATGGGTTTTGCGTCAGCATTCAATTTTACTGACGGTCAACGCGGTTAGCGATGACGAGTTCATTTTCCAACACTACCAACGCCTCGTTAGTAATGTAAGAAATCGTCAAAAGTTGCTGGACAATAGTCGCTGCTCCTAAATGTTTGTTTCATCAGGAACACCAACACCTAACGCCGCTTACTCCGCGCTCTCTCCTTTTCATAAGCCCGCAGTTGCTTGAAATCCATCTTCGACGGATCAGTCACCACGGTCCCGGAGCCTTGCGCGGAAATCGGCGTGATCGGTGGAGGCGCTCCACCACGCTCGGGTGCTTTCGGTGCAACTGGCGGCGGCACGACTGCGACAGGCGCAGGCGCGACAACCGGAGCTGCGGGAGCCGGCGGCGGGGTCGGCGTTGGAGCCGGGGTGACCGCTGCAGGCTTCTCGAAAGCCAACTCGAGCTTGCCCACTTCGGCGACAGCCTTGGCGGGCGAGAGTTTTCGAATACGATCTGTGAAATCTGGGTGATTCGCCATGTAATAGGTGATATCAGCCCCGTAATCGCTCTCGGTGACGAACTGGAGCACCGCGTCTTGAACTAGAACATCTGTTGCGCCCACGACTTCCAGGAAATCGGGGTATTTGATCTGAGCTTTTTCAAGTCGGGACCGAAATTCGGCCTCGACTTTGGCACGCTCCTCTGCCTGTTTCTCTTGCGCGATTTTGGCGCGCTCTTGCTCGGCCGCATGAGCGGCTCGAGCGTCTGCAAACTGATCTTTCGCGTCAATGAACTTACTCCAGTCGACGACACCTTCTGGAGAAGTGAATTCTTTGATATCCGGTGCCTTCGGCGGCTCAGGCGCGGCTGGCGCAGCCGGCGCGGATTTCTGAGTCTTCGCGGACTGCAATTCGCGCTCGAGCTCTGCGGCACGGGCTTCCGCCAGTCGAGCACGCTCGAACTGGTTTTTGGCAAACGCCTCGGCGTCCTTGGCCTCTTCTTCCGCCGTCTTGCGCAGCGCCTCTTCCTGCTTCGCGATCTTGTGCCGTTTGCCCACCAATCGCCGCACACGCTCGCTTTCATCGGGCGCGGCGAGAATGTAGCCCTTGTCGTCCTCTGAAAGCCCGAGATACGGGTCCGGCAGGTCATCAGGGTCAACCGACGCGGCAGGCGGCACAATGGCTGCGGGAGCCTCTGGCGCTGGCGCGGGGGGCACTTCGGGCGCTGTCCCGGCCGTCGCATCGGGCTGCTTCGGAGGTGCCGGCGGCGGCGTAACGGCCACCGTAGTCTCGACCGGCGTCTCTCCGGGCAACGACTTGTCGCCCTTCACGTGGTTTTTGACCTCCGTGACGGCGCCGGTTTCGATGAAATCTTGCAATCCAGAACTCGTTACAACTTTTCCCAAGGAAATCTCCGCTCTCAGCCGCTAGGCTGCAAATTGACCGTATCCAAATCACATCTACGCATTCAACTGCCGTTCTTGGCGTTGCAACTCATCGTAGAAAAATTCCGTCAGACGAAAGCCGAGTGAGCCGCAATAACAAAGGATTTTCTGAGCCTTGCGCATATCGCCAGTTTTCAGATCCCTATAAATTCCCCACCATGGCAACCGCAAATCACACCAAATTCGACCGTCGTATTTTGAGCGGTGATATCGCAGAATCCACCGATATTCTTTATGCAGATGTCGTTGAAGGTCTCTGTTGTGCTCGTAGGCCCGTAGCTCACGAAATGACATTTCAGATGGATTCTTTGTCATCACAACTCTAACTCGCTCTCGGCACAATGGCCGCAATTAACCAAAAATACGGACTATCACTAAATTCCAAAAGGCCGTGCAAATCACGCACAATTCCAAAACTATCAAGTATGCGACCCAACCAGGGATCACGCGAATATTCGTGTAGGCCAGCAGCGGCTTCATGGCGTGCTGTCGGATTTCTTCTCGGCCTTCTCAACAAATCGCATGGCGCTCAAAGCAGCCAACACACCTTTACGAAAATATTCAGCGGCTTGGCCTCCGGGAAATGGATCACTGGGCAATCCGCAACGGCAGCAGCGACAATCTCCGCCCGTCTTGAATTCCTCGCAATCGCAAACCGGACATTTGCCCCAAATCATTTTTCGGCCTTCTCAGCCTTCTCGGCCGCATGTTCTGCGGCGACTTCAGCCGCCTCTTTCGCATGGCCGCCCTGCACGTGCGAATCAATGATCTTGCCCGTCGCGCCGATCTCAGCCACTGCGATGGAGGCTTGCGCTTTGGTGTGCGTGTCCATCGCGCTCGTATGCGCCTTCAATGCCGCATCATTCGCCTTGACCTGTGTCTGCTGATCGACCTTATACTTCTCCAAGGCGATCCAGTTATTCTCAATATTGGTCTTCAGCTTCAATTCTTGCTGCAGACCTTGGATTTCCTGTTGCGCCTGTTGCAACTGCTGCTGCATGGCCGTGACGATACCCTGCGCCTGTTTCGGCAGCGATTTGATGGCCTTGTCGAGACCCTGCGGGGTGAGTGGCGCGAGGCGATCGGCCAGGTCTGATGCACCGGGCCAGTCCATGTTGCGCACCACGAGATCGGCGCCGACTTTAACGACCGGCTCGCCCAATGGTGTCCGCATGAGATCCAACATGGAATCGACCGCCTCCATGCGCTTGGTCTCAAAACCGGGGCCGGTATCCATCACGACATCGTAACGGCCCACTGTGAGGTCGTTCTTGATCTTCGCGACCGCAGGATCTATCGGAGGCTGTCCGAGCAGCGGCAATTCTGCGCCTGCGCCGCCTTCATTCGGATCTTGCGGCTGATTAATGCCGACCACTTCCGGCACGCCATCCTCGCCGATGATGCGCTGCATGCGTGCTTCGCTGTAGTAGTACGGAATCAGGTCGAGAATGATGCGGCCGGTATGGCAGATCGACTTGGTTTGATTGTCGTAGTACTGGAAGTGGCCGATGTCACTCAACGCTTGGCGAGCACGTAAGGCTTTACCGGAAACGACCTGACCAGGCGCGTCCTGACCGGGCTCGTGCGGCATGCCGGCTAGTATCATCAGATCCTTAAGGGCGGACTCTGCAGCCTGCACAAAGCCCGCTGGAACGGCCACCGGCTCAACACGCTGCGGCGGTGGCAATGGCGTTTTACTGCCATCAGGTTGCTCGATAAAATCGGGTGTATAAGTCAGCTTCGAATAGGGAACTTGATTGGCATCATTCCATTCCGGGTGACCATCGAAATGATTTGTGGTTCCCACCCATGGAGCACGCGGAGCAAGGGCGATTACCTCTGTTTCGCAGGTATTGTGAGTAGGAATCATCGCCTCGCCACATAGGAATAGATGCGATGGTGAATCGATAGCTAAACATTGCACTGGCACCGATGCGATACGTTCGACTTTGTCGATGCGATGTCGATGCGTGCGCCGAATCTGTTCTGGCCGTTTACCAAGTCCTGCAAGCTTTCTGGCCATACGAAATATCGGTTTTCGTGTGGTGAAGGAAAATTGATATGACTCGGAACATTTCGATTGATAGCCACCAGGCATTTCGCAAAGTCGCGCTGCGCGCTTAATGACTATAGCTTTTATGCCAATGGAACGAAGTAATTCAGCGAGTCCTTGTACAATTTGTAGATTTATATTTGTGAAACTGCATTGACCTGCAGCCGACACTGATCCATCAGTATCCATTAAACCCTGAATCAAAGCTAATCGTTGCTCATGCGATGCTCTCAAATATTTCTGAGGAATGTGCTTGCGACCTAGCAAGCCTTCTTCGATCAGTATTTGACGAATTCCATAGACGGAGAAAGTCGGGGCTTTTGTCTCATCTTTTTGCTTATGGCATGGGCCAACAGAATATCCACAGTCTGATAAATGTTTTCGCATCTCTTCAACATCATCTTTTCCGTGGCAGATGCTTGTGGAAACTGCTGTTCCATTTCCCAACCAGACGCCTAATAGATATGGATCTAACGGCAAATCGATCTTTGGCAAATCAAGCGGTGCTGTGACATAAATGTAATCCTTTCGCGGTTGTAGATCCTTTGTTAGAACGGACTTCCTTAGCCATTCAAAACTATGAGCATTGCGGGGTCCACGCTGCTCTACTGGCCATTCATGTTCACCACTAGCTATTACTTGGCTACCGTCGTCGAATGTGATGCGATAGCAATCCTTGTGGACGTAGATCGGACTTTTACCGAGTACTTTGCACGGTTTGCCATGCTCATTGAACAACATGTCGCCGGACTTGACTTCGCCCATCGTGGTCCAGCCGGTTGGCGTCGGCAATGGTGTATCCAATGACAGATGACGCCAGTAATTCACCATGCGAGCAACATCAATCAAATCCCGCACCATCCCCTTGCGCCGGATCTGCCCATTCAGATCCATCACGTTGCCTTCGCAACGCACGACTGGAATCCACTTCCCCGGCAGATCAACTGATTCAACAACCGTCGACCCGTTCAATCGATGCCATTCCAATTGGCGCCGATACGCGGGGCGGCGAATCTCATCGCCACGAAGATTCTTCGCGATCTGCTGCCCTTCCTTCATCTGACTCAGATAAACGGACTCGCCAGAAGTGAGTTTGACTAGCGTGTCTTTCTTCTTGACGATGCGGAAATATTCCGCGAGCCGGATTTCCTCTTTCGTGCGCCATTCAAGGCTCATATCGCCTTGGCCACCATCACGCCATTCGGTTTCAGCTTCCTCGGGATACTTCCGCTCAAATTCCGACCGCTTCATGGTCTCGGTGATCAAACACCACTCAGCATCCTCACCCGCCGGCAAAATAGAGCCGGGGTCCATGTAGACCGTGAACGGATTGCGGATCGGCGCAATCTTCAATTCCTGCTCAAAGCTATCCTCCGCGATGTACTCCGACAGAATGCGCCAGTAACCCCAGCCCATCTTGACGGCGGACTCACCACCGATGTCGTAAGCCGTCGCCCCTTCCGAGCGTTGCTCGATGTGCCGGATCAGTCCGCCGATTTTCTGCGCAAGATCGACATCCGCGCCATCACCGACCGGATGGACTTTGATGCGCGGACGCTGCATGCGCATGTTGTTCACGACGCGCTTGACCATCGCACGCGTGTGATTGATGGTCAGCGTCGGGCGTCGGGAGACCTTGCGCTGATTGTAGATGTCCGTGGGCCATTGCTGGCCGTCTTCGAACTCGAGATCGATGACCGCGGCCTGGCGGTTCGCGCCTTCGGACTGTTCTGCGATGCGCAGGCGTTCGGAGGCTTCCTGGAAAATTTCGTCGTTGCTGGTTGCAGGCTGGTGAGAGCCTGACGGAATTACGGGCAATCAATTCTCACTTGTTGAACCAATCATTCGGCCTCGGCGACCGGCCCGTAGCCGTGCCGCCGTAGAACTGCGGGAAATACCAGGGGGGTACCTGTTGCGTCGTATGCAGCGCCAATTTATGGCGCGGTCCACGCGGCGTATTCTGCGGTAACCCGATACCGCCTCCGTTGATCAGACACGCGTCATCGGCGGTCCAGTCGGTGGAATCCGCCGTAATCAGCGTGTTGTCGGCGGTCGGAATCGCGAGCGGAGTCGTCACCCGATGTAATCGATCAGGCAATAAAAGTTGGTGAAAATGCTCGTGCGCGTGATCGTATCAAGCACTTTGATCGTGCGCGCCAGATCGGTTGTCATGACGAAATTCGGCGTCACGGTGTACATGGAACTCGCCGGCACCGGCGTTGCGGAATTGGAGCCCGAGACGGTGCCCAATACGGTTGGCGTCGCTTCCTCGGTCTGAATCGAGTAATTGTAGGCACCTGAGCCGCCGCTCGCCACCGGCAACCACCAGCGGATGCGCGTGATCATGGCATTCAGCGGCAACCGGATCGCAAAACTGCCGCCATTGGACGGCCAGTCGCTGTTGGCGCTGACGAAGGATACGACCTTGGTATCCGTCGAGCCGCCGACGCCGATATTCCAATTCACATCCGAGTCGACAACCTCATGCCAACCCACCGCGCTTGCATTGTTGCTGTTGCGACAGTTTTTGAATCGCGCGATGGGATAACCGCCCTTGTTGCCGGAATTCGTAACCGTGATGAAGTTGGCGGCGGAGTTATTCTGCAGCAGTGTGCAGGATTCATAGCGTACCGAAGACTGATAATTGTAGTTGTTGCTGTTGTTGTCGTAGTTATGAACGCCAGATAGCTGACTATCGCGGAACGTAATGATTGGTCCCGGTTGATTCACGAAATTGAAATTGCACAGCACATCGCTCGGCGAGCGACTGCCGACCTGCGAGGACTGATCCAGATTCATGAACGTGATGTTGCCGTTGTTCCAATTGGAATTCATCAGCAACGCGAAGTCCGTCGCATGTTCAACGCGCAGTCCGTTCACGCGAAACTGTTGGACACCCTGCGCGTTCGGCGTGCCCAGCAGATTGAACAGATAAGTCGTCGAGGTTGGTCCGAAGGCTGAGACATCGCAATCGTCAATATTGAACTGGCCGCCATAATAGGAATAGATCCAGGGCGCCTTGGTCGACCAGAACTTGCATTTGGTGAACCAGAAGTTCAGGAATTGATCGGTACCATTGGCGCCCACGGCCGTACCGTTCGCATTCGGGACCAGCGGCGATCCCATGAAGCTTGTCGCGATCTGAATATAACTGCCCGTCGCGGCGACAATGAAATACGTCGTATTGGCCACAATATTGCCGACCGTCGTCCCGAAAGTCAGCGTCTGACCGACCGCGAAACCGCCATTGACGTTCGTAAAAGCGAGCTGTGAATTCGATGCCGTGACCGTGAAAGTCTGCGACTGCGGCAAATACATCCAATTGGCCAGTCCATTCGGACAGGTGACGAAACACCGATCGAAACGCCATTCACTGTTATTGTTTCCGCCCGAGAGCAGGCAGATATTCTGCCAGGTTCCTCCCCATCCGCAATCGGAGAAGTTGAAATACTGGATGTTGGACAGTCCGCCCTGCTCAGAGGACTGATAGAAGTCACTCGTCGCGGAATTGCCGTAGAAGAAAATGCCTTCCCACTGCACATTCTGGATCAGGCGGTTGTAGCAGAGCGGTCCCGGCGTCGCGGGCGAGTAATTGATGATCGTCAGGCTCTGCCCCGCACCGACGAACTTCAAACCATCCAGTTTCAACGTGGGGCCATTGGTGAGCCCCGGCATCATCGCGTAGGCCTGATTGATATAGTACACACCAGGACCGAAGGCGACCACCGCATAGGTGCCATACGCCGAGCCGCCGGGCTGCAACGTCGGATTCGAGACGGCCCTTGAATAGGCGATGCTCAGATTGAGCGTATCCAGAAAGCCGGTCTGATCGCCGGTGGGCGATAGAATCGAGCCCTGCAGCCCCACGAAAGCCTGCGCGCTGCCAATCGCAGTGTTGAGCGCGTTGAAGTTGAAGTTGCATTTCGAGAATGCAGCTTGAATCGGATCGCCCGTGGTGTCATTCGCGAAAGTCCCGATGTTGATGACTTCGAGGGCGGTCATTTTGGCTCACAGCCTGCGCGGTAAGTCCATTCGATGGATTCGCGAACATGTTTGCAGCTTCGGCACTCAACCGTGCCGTCGTGATGCAGGAAGAACAACTGACTGCTGCACGGGCATTCAAAGACCCATTCCGGGCGCTTGATCTGGAAGTCGTGCTCGACTACATCGCCCAAGAAGGTCTCCTGAAATGAAAACGCCCCAGTCAAGGGGCGTTACGTTGAATGAACGGGATATCTCGGGCCAGCGCGGTCGCCTGCCTCCCGTGGGGCGCGCGTGATTCAAAAATAATCGCCCGATACTCGCCTCGGTGCTGGGAAATAGCTCATTTGACAAGGGTGACGGACTGGCAGGCGTTGCCTATCCTTGGTACCTCAGATCCAGTCCGCTCCGGATTTACCTCAATCAAACCAATTCATTCATTTGGACGCCCGATCGGCTTCGCATTTGGGAAATGCTCCTTGAGTAGCTTCCTTCCCTGCGGATCATCCAGCTTTTCAGGATAGTCCTGCTTCAGCCCCGAGCACATCTCGCAATCCTCAGCGCCCACTTCAGGATCATCGATCTGGAAATTACACCAGATATGATGCTTCATCGCTGAGATCCGGGCCAGCGGTCGAAAGCAGCCCGATATTGGTGCGCTTGTTCCGTTGGCTTATTTACGAGTGAAGTGGGGTTTGCAAAAGCCATCTTCTCCCTCAATATCTTCAAATCCTCCAACAGCTGAGCGTATTTCGCTTCCAGATCGACAATGCGTTTCTGGTGAGATTGAAGCTTTTGCTCGAGCTGCTGGAGGGGGTTCAAGGGCTATTCCGGCGATGGACCATTGATGCCGCCTGCGAGGCCCGCAGACGCATCAACAGCAGACGGCACTTCAAGGCCAGCTACTCCGTTGGCCTGATGCAAAGCCTGATTCAGATCGCCGTTTGGGGGCCATGCATTCTGAAATGCCGATCCTGCCAACAGTTCCGCGCTAGTTGCCTGAAACTGATACCCCGTGGTATTCGGGACATTTTCGGGCTGCGCGGCGCTCAGCGTGACTTCCGGCACAACCACCGGTTGAGGCAATTTCTCGCCCGTGATGCCGATCCATTGCCGGAAGGCCGCGACCGTTTCGGGGCCGACAAACAACAGCAGATTTCCATCGTCAGTGACGATAAAGTCGTTCGCCTCAACCGTTTCGCCATCGGTGTAGCCATCATGCATGACGGTTTTCACCGTGTACCGATAGAGTGATTGAACAGGCTCGGGCGCAGATTCAACGACGGGAGCCGCATTCTTCCGCGGCCTTCCCGGCTTGCGCTTCGCAGGCTCGGAAAATTCAAAGGATTCGGCGACCTTGCGCGGTCGGCCAGGTTTACGTTTCGCCATTTTATTTACTCGACAGTGGTGACAGGAAAGGGAATTTTAGCAGCAATTATTAGGCCGCTTCGCGCTTTTTCTTTTTGGCTTCTCTATAAGAATTGTAAGCCACAGCCGCGCGCTGCTTTTGATCGGGAAAATCCTTGTTGGCTTTCTTCGATCCCATGTATTTCGAAATAAACGCCGACAGTTTTTCTCCTTTTTGAACTTCGGGCACGCCTATTCTCCCCTCCGCTGCCCGCGCCATCCGCGCACATTGGTCGCATCGCCGCCATCGGGAATCGACGCGCGAGCTCCATTCGGGCCACCGACCTTGACGGCCGGCTCGGCGCGTTGCGGCTGAGTGCCGGGAACGACATCGATCTGATTGACCGGCGGTGGCCGATTGCCGAGGACCTGAGCGCAGGTTTCGGCGCCGGTCGACTTGGTCGGCATCGGCCGCTGAAAGCCGGAGGAGGTGTTTTCGCGGTCGTAGGGGGTGCCGGCGACGCCGATCAGCATGGGAGTCTCCAGGATTGCACGGCACGACTCAGGACGGCGCGGCGTGCGAGTTTGCGCTGGGCAGCGCGTGAAATAATGTCGGTTCGGGGACGAGGGCGCGGCTGAAAAGGTCGCGGAATCATCGGAATGCTGGACGGCCCATCAAGCCTAAGTGCATGACGCGCTTGAACTTCGTCTGCCAACTCTTCGATTTCGTGTTCCACGGGCACGTTTCACAAACCGCCGAATTACTCCTTCAGCGTCCCGCGAATCACCGACTTGTCCGGATGCTCTTCCGTCATCGTAAAACGTACGCCACCGGACTCCGCTCGCCCGGGCGAACCCACCTGAAGGGCACCTTCCTGCTCAATATCGGCCACGGTCTCGGAGCCGCGTCCGCCCTTGGTATTGTTGGACAGCGCGGCCGACTCGGCATTCTCGTTCGGGGTCATTCGCATGGGAAAATCCTTTGAATTGAGCGCCCGCTCAGGACGCAGAGACAGTTTTGCACTCTATCCGACGTGTACTCTGAATCTTCTTTCGGCGCAAGGGCTTCGGTCGCGTTCCAAAGGCCGAAAGTCCCGGATACCGCCGTAGCAGTTCTGCGCGAGCTCGTGTCACACGCATGCGTAAGGCACTGACAGATAAGCCTAAAATGCTCGCTTTCTCATCTGGCGACCAATAGCCGCCGCTGTCTTTCATTTGTACGGCATACCACACAAAAAGGGCGGACTGATGCGTCAGCGGAAGCGTTAATTGACAGCAGTGGATGAAATAGACCGATTTCGACATGTCGGCGCAGAGAATTCGCGAACCTGGCGGCTGATCGGAGAAAATCATGCTGAAGGCTGCTTGCTGCGGTAATACAGCGTCCTCGCAATGACGTTCCTGCCACGCGCCCCAGTCGCGCAGAAGGCTGTCCAGGTGGTCGTATTCCGCTGAGGTATGGGCCATAGCGCCTCAGCTCGTTGCCAGCGTCAGCGCCTCAATCGTCACCCCTGTCGGCGGATCCGGGATTGCCGCCGTAGCGGGGATGACCTTGGTTCCGACCGGTGACAGCGCCGAGCAACCGGATGAATCACAGGTCGTGACATACACATACACCGTCTGCCCCGGCAGCGCCGGAAAATTCCCCGCCGCGCTGGTTTGTCCGGGTGCGGCGGTAAACGTCGGCGTCGTCGGTGCGACCGTCAACGGCGATGTACTGGCATAGACATTGGACACCGTGACCGCGTTCACGCCCGTAAGCGGCTGCGCGCCGGAGGCGGAGGTTGTGGTCGTCGGCGCAGTCCAGGAGACGCTGAGATAATAGGCGGTCTGGGCGTGAGCGGGGCTCAAGGCGGCGAGGGAAAGCAGGGCGACTAGTTTTTTCACGACAACTCCTCAAATATTTGAAACCGCGCAGTATAGCGCTCACGACGGCGATCCAATCGGGCGATCAGCCGTTCGATGGCGCAAATCCGACACGAACTCGACGGATGGCTTTCATACGGCCGATGTTTTCTCATCGTCCCCATGCCCGCGCCACAATGGCAATTGCCGAAATCACGGCCGTGGGATTCCCATTCCCGACGCCATCGCTTTACCATCATCGGCCGATCCAGTTGAAACCGCTGCACATTCGCTCCCTTTGCTGCGGGCAGGATCGCCCGGAGTCATGGAGCGCGGATGCTCGCCACAGATGGAGCATTTAAAAACGTCATGGGCAATGACATAGACCTCGAAGCCGAACTCACAGAACGGGCAGGCGGCCGAGCCGGCGTTGATGGCTTTCTCGCGGCGGTCGCGGAGGAGTTCTTCGATCGTCATGACCTGATGAATTCCTTAAGATTGCGGCGTAAATTATCAACGTCGTCGACTTGCTTACCGAGCTTTTCCGCCTCCTCGTACCAATGGGTCCAGTTTTTCTTGGCAGATGCCAGTTGTGAAACGAGAACGGACTTGTCTGCTTCTAATTGCTTTATGATTGCCATCAATTCATCGGCACGCGCAGAAGGATGGCTGCTCAATTTGTTCGTCAACGCCGCGATCGTCTCGCGAGCCGCAGCCAATTCCACTTCCAATCCGGCAATCTCTCGTTTGTAACACGGAGGAGCAACTTTACGCGCGGCCTTCTTTTTCATTTTTCCTCCACTTCGGTCGGTACATCGCGCCACTCGAAGGTTTCCCGAGTGAACAACTTTGATATCGGATCATAATGTCTGATTCGACATCGCTGTTGGAGCGCTCTCGTGCGAACCGCCAGACCACTCATCGGACCCGCGCTTTCTCGATCTAGAAAGCGAAGTTGTGCCATTGGTTCTACTTCGAAAATAGCTTTCATTTCGCGCGTATCACCATGCCGATCAGATCATTTGATAGCATTTCATGCCGTTCAACCCTTCTATCGGTCCAAGTCTCTTCGCTGTTTTCAGCTGTGAGCCACAGTGGGGACTCTTCCAATACCGCAACAATATCTTCCTCACGCATCACCAACAATTCCTCGCCGTCTATCTGAATCTGAGTACCGAGACTGAACCAGATGCGATCTCCGGCTTTCACATCGAGCGGAACGACTGCGCCGCTTTCGAGAAGCTTGCCGGGACCGATTGCAATGATCTCGCCACGCAAATAAGGCTCGCGCTCCGTATCTACAATCTGGATGCCACCGCGCGAAACGGTCTCGCGTTCCAAGCGCCTCACAATCACGCGATCGTGTAGGGGGCGACTCTCGCCAGTTTCGGCATCGAATACAATCGCCACATCGGCTTCACGTGTCGAAATGATTACGTCTTTGCCGCCCCAGAGCACACGAGTGAACAAATATCCGTTTAATTCGAGGCCGCCAAGATCGACGACATCACCGGGCTGAATATCACACGGGGTGAAGTGTTTTGAGTCCCACGACTTCGTGCGCTTGCCTTTCGGCCCGTCATATCGCTTCTGGAAATGACCGGGCCCGACAGCCAATACTTTCCCGCGAACTGGCTGACCCCGATAAACCAGCTCCATCATCGTCCCATGATCGATATCCAGCGGCTCAACGACGATATGATCGCGCAGACAGCGGATGGTTTCGTCTTCGCGGACAAAGGTTAACAGGGCGTTGGACACGCGGACGCCGCGATCGATGAGGGGTTGGTTCACTTTTCAGTCTTCTTCAGCAACAATAAATTGTGATGAATCTTGTCTAAAGCCATCCGTAGTGTATCGCCATCGCCAGCATCAGGCGCCGATCCAGAATTCACTATTTCCGCCTTCACGCCAAGAAGCTCAACAAAATCGTCGTTGATCTGATGAATTTTGTCGCGCGTCGCGTCCTGTAAAATCACTTCTGAATCCTCCGCGCCGCCGCCTCCAGCTCAAAGCTCTTCAGCTCCTTAAAGCTCATGCCGCTGAGTGACGGCATGACCTGCAACTGCTCCGGTAGAAACTTCTCGCGCACGTAGGCGCGCTCCTCGGTCTCAAACCATTGGCAGATCACATACGCCTTGCGCTCGATCTCATAGCCGAAGAGTTTGAAGCTGTGAGCTTCCTGGGAGCGCTCGATGACCATTAGAGGGCCACCGGATTTCAACTGGACCACATCACCAAGTTTCATGGACACACTCCTTCAATTTCATTTTTTAATTGAATCAGCCGCTCGCATCTAAGATCATTCCAGCAGATGCCGGACATTCGCGTTTATCGAGTGGCGTATGGCTTTCATGCCAATAGCCCGAAGTCACGCACCAGGTAAATTCGCAATAGATACATTTTCTGCATGCCATTGCATCATATTCTGAATCGCATATTGCCCACGCATCGCTCCAGCGATGATTCGTCAATCCAGATTGCGGATAAATAGATGTCATTTCGTCCCCGCCAACCATCGATCCCGCGCTCGACTCAACTCGCGCCAGACTTCCAATGGATAGCCGCATTCGTGCATGCGGTGCTCATGCCAAAGAATGAAGGCGTCGCGTTCTTGGCGGGTCATTCTGTTTCCTCATTTGCCGAAGGCGGAATGATTGTAACCAGCGGCCATACTTCTCCCACCGCAATGAGCCTTTTCTCAGGATCATCATGAATATCAGTAATCGCTATCCAAACTGCTTCAATTGATTCAGCGACATAATACAAGCGGCATTGCTTGATTTCTGTTTCGGAAATACCGGGCACCTTGATGGTGCGGCCGTCTTGTTCGTATCTGACTTCGAAAAGTTTCATGCTTTGACTAACGCGAGTTTCACCGCGCCCTTCACGTTCGTTGTTGGATCAACCAGTGCGTCTAAATCGGCTACGCGGAGCATCCCGAGCTTAAAATGGTCTCTCGTCCCTCCACACTTCTCATGTCGTTTGAAGAACTTCTCCGCGACACGCTTCTCGGCGCAGTTTTCGTACTGGCCATCGGTGCGGGAAGCGTAAAGCAATGCATCCGACGCATTGGCGCCACAGACCGTGCATAGAATGTAGAGGCTGTTGCCGAGGATCTGGGGAGTGCGGGAGTTTTCGGTCACGGATGCCTCTCAGGAATGCCATGCAAGGCACGCAAATATCGTGTCGCGCGTTTGCGCTTCTCCATCATTAGTCTTTCAATTTCAGGCTGCGCCTGACGCAATGATTCTTCGGGTGTGACCTCATAGATAATCGTGAAGGGCCAGAAGAATGGCAGGCATTTGCGATGATACAGCAGATGATAGATGTAACCGCGCCATTTCCATGTCAGGAATGCGGCCGACGGCGGAGGTCCAAACCATTGCATCACGGCTCAATCCTCAACAGCGCATATCCTTTCGGCAGCAAATGCCATGGCACTTTGCCGCGCGCCAGAATTATAGACCTGCAGGTATCGCAGATTTCGAAACGATAAATATTCTTCATGCCGAAGGTTTGTTGGAAGCGTACTGCACCAGGTTTGTTGTGTTTGCATTTCAATTGCTTCGCATTGGGAATTGACACCAGCGGCACAGGCGGCTCCGGATCTTCCTCCACAATCGTCTCATCAGACTTTACCAGTCCCTTGGCGCCATCTTTCGAGATGGAAGAGCCTGCAATTTCCCACGGGCATGATGAATCCGCGCGGCGATATAAGCTCCACGCATAACCGCCCCAGACGTTGGGATCGAACCGGATCGCGACTTCAGTCCCGGTGCTCATGTCGCCGACCTCACCGATTCTGCTCCTATCTCGCGACGGCGCTTGCGTAGCCTGCTCGATGGAATCGATAAGTCCGAAGACTCGTTCCCGCATACGGAGGCTCGACACCTGAGCCCGGTTCTGAGAATGTTCCTCGCGGCATTCACGTCGCGATCGTGCTCGGTACCACACTCCGAGCATTCCCAGTGCCTTACAACGAGTTGTCCTATTCCCGCCGGGCCGGAAAGGCCTCCGCAGTTTCCACAGACTCGCGTTGTGAATCTCTCGCTGACGATTTCCACAAACCTGCCGGCGTGCTCGCCTTTATACTGCAGTTGTGTTTTGAGCATCCCCCAACCGGAATCCAAAACGGATTTCGCCATCTTGGTTTTGGCTAGCTTGGAACTACTCACATCGCCAATAATAATTTTCTGATAACTATCAATAATCGCTCTTGAGAACTTATGCAGGGCATCGGCACGACAGCGCGCTGCTTTGCGGTGAAACCGCTTCGCCTGGCGCCGATGACCGCGACGCTGAGCGTTGGCAAGTCGCTCAGCATAGCGATGAGTCCACTTGCCGGCTTCCAATCGCTCGCCGTCACTAGTAACGGCGATATCTTTTAGGCCCAGGTCAATGCCGACAGACTCATTTGGCGCGATTGTTATCTCGGCCGTTTCGATGATCGGCAGGCATAGCCACCAATCCCCCATGGCGTCCTGCGCAAAGCAGCCTTGCTGCCACTTTGCCCCTTCGAGTCGATCGGACTCGAACACTCGAAAAGTCTTGCCGGCGAAACGCAGCGCATTTCCTTTGCGCTTGAGACTCTTTGTCTTAAACGGTATCCAACCTAACGACCGTCTCGATCCACGGCTTACGCGCCAATGCAGTTGAGTGCGCTTTGCCTGTTTGCGCTTCTGCGCATATTCACCGTTGATGCGCTGAATAGTGTCTGCGCCAATACGCACAAAGTGTTCTGTGGCGCCAGCACTCAGGTTGTTGAGATCAAATCCACTCAACCATTCCCGGGGTCCTACAAAAGGCTGCGCTGCCTTGGCGCTCACCTCATTTGCCCAATTCCAAACTTGGTTGACTTCAATCGCAGCAGCATTGAGCCACGCATAGGACTCAGAACGGACCTTCAACTTCAGGGTACGCGTAAACGAGAGCGGCATGAGCGTATTATCTACTCTCATGGGCGCTCGCGCTCCACTTTTTTGCGCAACTCGCTGATGGCTCGATACGTCATGTTTCTCGATAACCTCTCATCCCATCATCATCTGCCCGCATCTGCGCGAGCCAGTCACTGCGTTCTTCGCTGAGAAACCACATTAATCCGTAGACTGCGAAGACCCAAGGCATTTCGCTTCCTCCTCGGTCAAATAGCGCATGCCAGGCCAAGTAAATGGCGTGCCGTCAGCGACAGCCAATGCTACGAGAAACTCATAAACATCTGGCAATTCGGCGCCGAGCTTCATCCAATGCTCAGTCAGAAGACTTTTCGCGGTCACTTCTTTAGTTAGAATCATGGTTCATTAATCCTACTGCACAATCCTAGTCTGATTAGACCAGGTCCGAATATAAAGCTCCAATACGCGTCATATGCAGTCTTTCCATCTCCAACCCAAGTCCAATCATTAGGAATCTGACAAAGCCAGTAATTCGAGATGATCCGACGAATGTGAGGTTTACCCTTGGGTCTCTGCACGTTTCAATTCCTCTTTCTCATGCTCCAGCCGATACACCTCCGCCACAGCCCATTCCCACTCTGCCCGATCGACGTGCGCGCCGATCAGGCCTTGGCGGATGGATTCGCGCAGGGCGGCGGAGGTCTTGGTCACTTCGACTTCCGCGTGGATGCGATCGACAGCAGCCGCTGAGCGGTGACCGCGGTATCTTTCGCGCGGCCGATGCGGACGGCTTCCAGTACCTCTTTGGCCTCTATCGCATTTTTGGCGTAGACCGGCAACGGACTGCGCATTCCGGGTCTGCTTCTGCGCATCGCGCTTTTGATCCTCGCATTTTTGCGCATCTCGAAGGGCGTTGAATTCACATGGCCGCATTCACGGCACTTCGATACGAAGTGCATCGTATCTTTCTGGCAGTCGGGACAGAATTGCGTGGTGAAGTGTCGGACGCTCATTTCGGCGGTCCATTCCCAGCATTCTTATGCCAGCTGCGCGACATTGGATTACTCGGAACGTGGCGTTCATCATGCACGGCGTTGCATTGGCAGGTGGCGCAGTGCTGATCAGTCAGACGTTTGGGAGAGGCGTTTATCGCCCCAACAGTTCGCGCAACCGCAATACCATGCATGTCAATCTCGCCGTCTTTTCCGAACGCATGATCGTAACCCGCAGCGCGCATCTGATCGGCGATCTCGCGATAGGCCGCTTCGCTGAGCTCCATGATGACATACGTATGAGTCATAAATTCACACACTCCCGGCACCAAAACACCCCACCCCGAATCCTACCACCGCCGGTCGGCTTCAGCAGCCCGCATTTGCGGCAGGTGCGGCGGATGAGGGTGATGGGGCAGTAGGTCATGCGCCCGCTCGGATCATCGCCTTGAAGAACAGGCCGAGGCCTGAGAGGAGGGTTGCAACGGTCATACGTACTCCGCGTGTATTGCGCCTTCCGGCAACGGCAAAAGAACTCTCGGCGCATCGAAACCAGCATGGAATGCATCCTGCGCGAATTTATTGCGAGCGTTCTTGCGCAGTTCGCGCAGAACACGGTCGTCAAACATCTCCACGTCAGGAACCGTGACGCAGGAATGATTAAGAACTGGAACTCGGCCCCGAGCACGGACTGCAGACTCCGGGAGATAGACCAGCGTGAACGATTGCACTGGGCCTTGCGGACCTTGAAACAGTGCATCATGGCGTACCGCATGAGCATCTGCATTGATCATGTATTGAATCACCTCCCGCATCACAAAGTCAGACGGATACCAGCCTTCGCGCGGCGGCAGAAAGATCGACCGCTCAGGCATCAGTGATAACGGCAAGCCCGCACCAACCAGCGCGGCAGCCGTCATGCCGAAGAATTTGCGGCGGTTCATGATTTCCTCTCTTGCGCCATGCGCCTTAACACATGTTCAGGCGCCCGAACGAAACATCGATCGCACACCGTCAGCGTATATTCTTTCCACTGATGGCCAAGGAAAAGACAAGCCACCCGCAGGGATTTCCATTTGATCCAATCGCAGATTGTCATTTGGCCAATTCCCCCAACGCATTCCGATACCGCCCCATAATCTCCCCAGCTTTCAGCGCCGTTCCGATCCGCGAAGGCTTGATTGCCTGCAGCACAAACGCGAATGTCTTGTTGTCATCCTCTTGACAACACAACCTGAAATCCGCCTTGTAGATATTCCGGAAGTCCGACATCGGCGAGAGCTTGCCATCGCACTGGCGGATGTATTCGGACTGATCCAGGAAGGTCAGCGACTCGAGCGTGATCAGTCGCGTGTGCGACGGATCGCCCCATGCCCACGGCGAATGACGGGAGGGGACGGTCGCGCAGAGGTAGCCGTTGGGTTTGAGGAGGCGGTAGATTTCGGAGAAATCCCGAAAGAATGAAATGGCGTCGCCCTGCTGGCCCAGATGCTCAAGCACCTCATACGCGTGAATCTCATCGAATGAGGATTCTTCAAGCATCCCGCCTTCGGATTCGTCATAGGCAACCGCCGTATATCGACCCGGCACGTTGATATCGCGCGGAAAGCGACAATGGCCCCAAGGGATATTTCTCAAACTGCACAATACATCGGGATTGACATCCGGGTTGTGATCCAACGTCGTCAAACACGCCCAATCATCCAACGGCCGCGACGGCACCTTCAGCCGCTTGTCGCGCGCGTGGCCGCTTCCGATGAGGAGCTCGCGGTAATTGCTCGCGTGTACCAATGTCATTCCTCTTTTTCTCGGTACCAAATCGTCACAACTATTGTCTCGTGTGAAACACCGGTAGAGCAAAGTGATGTATGCGTTTTGAAGATTTCTTCATATTGCTCATCAAAAAGCCATCGGTTTACATCGCGTTCTAAGACATCCAAGTCATCAGTTCCGACAGCGCATGTCTTCTTGAAAAGTATGATTTTCATCGGTGATCTCGTTTTGTTTCATTCGAACATCATGATCGTACACGAGCGCTTCGATGTATTGGCTCTTGCCTCTATAATCGAATTTGGCAACATTCTCCCTGATCAGGCGCGCAACCTCCGAACTTACGAAGACGGAGACCTTTACCTTCTTGGGCTTCGGCTTTTTCGTCACGCCATCCACCCCTGTTCTTGCCCCTGATGAAACACCGACTGCTCCCGCTTCTCCACGCGCTTCTTCGGCTCGCACTCGGCGCGGGTTTTGGCGATGCGGCGCATCATCATGGCGTAGCGGGTGGCGGCAAGTAAATCGTCGTGTTCTTTCACGATAATACCGTCTTTGCGGTGATAAAGCTCGAATTCTTCCTGCCATTCACGCAATTCGCGGAAAACCAGCAGTCGGCCGGTCTGGAACCGCTCCAGCATTTCACTGATGCCCGCTTCGACGCCGTTGTCGCCGTTCTCAAAGGTCGAGTGCGTCATATGCATCTTGAGTCCGTGAGCTCGGTACATCTGGGCGAGCTGCGGCTGATCCTTCAAATCGAACTTGCCACCCGACTGCTTGCCGTCGTGCGGCCACGCCCATGGAATCCACTCACCCCAGTGTTTGACGGCGCTTGCAAACATCATTGGAGTTTGTTCTCGCTCGCGATGAATGGCGGTTACGTACAATTCATCGGTGTCGCGATTGAAAGCAAGACGCACACCGGCACTTGGATGGTCCCAGCCGAAATCAATGCCGCAGACTTGCGCCCAATGCTCAGGAATAGGAAAGCTATCGCATAGGATATCATCCAGCTTGATCGGAAATACCGCCCCCGATCCGCGCGACGGAATTCCTTTCGTACGCGCTTCCATTTCATGCGGTTTGTATGTCGCAATGATCGCTGCCCGATCTTCTGGAGAGAAGTGAGCAGCATCATCGATCGTCATGTTGATGACAAAACTACCGGGTACCTTGTCGATGATGAATCGACGCACAACCTCGGTAACTCCCATGAGCGGAGTGAATGTCATGAGGACGGGACCCATACCAACGTTGGTGCGCGTCAATATCTCAGTATAAATTCCGGGATCATCCATTTCTTCATCGCACCAGGCTCCTTGCAAAGTTTCGCCTTGGAATTTGGCCCTTCCTTGATTGTAGGCTTTGAATTGGCAGGTTGACTCAGTCCCACTGACGTGTTTGATTTTCACCATATCAACACCATCAGCCACGGATCGATTGCGTGATGGCTCGCCAATGATGCAGTCTTTGGGGATCATGCCGGTTCCCCACTGGCCGACACGTCCCAATAGAATACGCTGCGGGTTATCGCGTGTTGACTCTGCGGTGATTCCCGCAACCCACCATGGACCACCTTTTTCGAAGCGCTTGCCTTCCCACCACTCGGGATAGCGGCCCGTTAAGTGCATCGCGACTTCGGCGCCTGCAGATAATGTTTTCCCGACCTGGTTCGCCGAGGCCATCAAACGTTCACGATATTTCGCACCAGCGGCATGGAACTCAGCTTGCTTAGGATAGGGCTGATAGTTCGCGAGTTTATTTGCTGATTCGCGCCGATCCAATTCCCTCGGAATCTCTCTCAGAGCCGTCTCCAACACCTCCGGCGCAATCTGGTCGAAGATTTCGTCGAGCGCGTCGAAGTTCAAGCGAGTCGCTCCGACTCAGACCCTCCGAGATGAATGGTCTTGAGGACATGAGTAACGCCAGCATGTCCAGTAATGCGCGGACCTCCGGCACAATATAAATATAATGCCGTGGGTATGTTTGATGAATACGAGACGACAAACCAGAAGTTCTTCTGATCGTATCGATAGTGAGGTTTGATTTTCACCGCAACCGCCGCTTCCAATCGCCCGAATAATCGCGCTTCGGTTTGCCGATGCCCTGCGGCCAATAGGTTTGCGACAGCAAATAATCGCGCGTCTCGATCAATAGCTCGCGTACCGCATCGTGATTCGCCAGTTCAGGATTGAACAAACCACCGCTGGCCAGGTATCCGGTGATGCGGTCGATCAGGCGATCGCGTTGGTCGGAGGGTTTGGCGGTCACGGCGCCGATTCCGGCTTCACCGCCTCAACCGGCACCAGGTCGATCGCCTGCGCCCGTTTTCGCGTAACGTAGCTTTGTGCGACGGCCATCAGCAATCGCAATGCATCGCTATCCAGCTCGTCCAAGGCATTCGCCACCTCGAGCTCGCGCGGACAGAGTTTCACGATTGCGCCGACATAAGCGCGAGGATCTTCCTTGCAGAGCCGATCGATCGCGTCAACGCCGTGTTTTTCGAAGTGGGTCGACAGAGCGCTCAGGAAGTCGCCGGTAAGGCGACGACGCGCACCCTTGGCTTGACCTCCAGGATTACCTGATTTGCCCGGCTGAAACAGCCAAGGACGATTTGGTCGGGGATTTTCGACAGATTCGGAAATGCTCACTGAAAAAATCTGCTGCTGTGAAGTAGCCGAAGGCGCGTATAGCACATCCGAAGCGGGAACGGAAGCAAAAAGAGGATTTCGAAGCCGCGTCACTCCCAACCTCCCAACCTCCCAACCAAAAATCGATTTTCTAAAAGTTCCCCGTTTTTCTACCCCTCTATATAATACTAATAGGTTGGTAAGGTTGGTATATATATAAAGAAGGGGGGATACAATCAATGACTTACGCGTTCCCAACGCGATGGTAATCCGTTGGGAATGATGGTAATCACAGCTCAACCTCTCTGATCTTGATGTATTTCCAGCCATCACTGCGCCGCTTGCGCTCCCATTTAAGTGCCTGCAGGGCACTCGCAACACGCATCTGATCACCGCGACTCCAGCGTCCTTCTTCGATGCGCAGCGCCTCAGTCAAAATCCTCGAAACGGTCAATTCTTCGAGCGGTTGTTTTCTCAAATACCATTCGTTTTTTTGCAGTGGATCGCTTGACCGCTCGTGCGTAATGAATTTCTCAATCAGTTCCTCCCAGGCATCCCGATCGCGGCGAGATTCCTGCTGAGCACGCGCCTCAACGCGTGGTACATCCCACCAGATTTCGCCGCGCTTGAATCGCTCTACCGCTTCCGCAAAGAGCATTGATTTCGATTTTTCCAGCCATTCCAGATCAATCGTCGTGCAGCGGATCGGCCAGAAACGCCGTGCTCCAGTATCGCTGGCATTCCAATTATCGCGATTGGTGGTGCCCGCAAAAACGCATGTACGTGGATGATCCTCCGCTCGGCGCCCATAGGATTCCCGATAACGATCGACCTGGCATGAAATAACACCTTTCAGACGATCGACATCCGCTTTACGGAAGGCATGAAGTTCAGATATTTCGACCAGGGCCTTTCCCTGGATGGATTGATAAAAATCCTTTGTTGTGATGGATTCGTGGCATTCCGCAAACCAGGGTGATCCGATGAGCGCGAGTGCTGATGATTTGCCCAATTCTTCCTTGCCTTCGAACACGGGCAATGCATCAACTTTTGCTCCGGGTTTGAAAATTCGCGCAACGAGGCCGACAAGCCAGCAGCGCCCTACCGCGCCGGTGTATTCGTCATACTCGGCACCGAATCCATCTGACATTAGATGGGCCAGCCGTTCCGTCCCATCCCATTCCAGAGAATCAAGCCATTCGCGCGGCTCATTGCGGATATTTGATTCCGCGACCGCTTGGACGGCATGGCGGACTGGCTCAATAGTAAGTTTCGGAATATCGAGTTTCTGCTGAATCCAGATGAGCGCGCGAATATCGTCGCCATCGGTCCATTCACGTCTGGAATCGGCAGTTGCGCGAAAAAAGGTGCGCCGGTGAAACTCATCAAACCATATTTTACCGGCAAATTCTGGATGCCCTTTCAGGATGGCCGTGACATTTACAACATTGGTATACGGGGTTTGATTACCGGTCTTCTGCAATCCAAGTTTGTCCCACCACGCATAAGCGGAGCCATCATCCTCTATCATTCCGGTTTCGGACACGGTAGCGCCCGCTGCCCTCAAGGGCTGCGCTCGTGTAGAGGCTTTTACCGCCGGTTGCCGGGCTCCCTCTTGAATTACTCCATCCTCGTCGACGACAAATGGAGTATTATCTTGAACAGGAGGAGAAACTTTTCTGCGGGATTCTCCATACTTACGGACAGCTGTTTCTGCATATCCCCCTACACGCTCGCTGAAGTTGACTCCGTCCGCGTTGAGGGAATTCGGTCCAAGCAATTCTCCAAGAAGGGCGGCGATATCCCCAGCCGTCATTCCTTTGGCTGCGAGTCGTGAGCTTAAAGAAAGGCAACTCTGATGCCGATCGTGCCCCTCCTGGATATTTCGCCGGAGCTGCTCATCCGTGGTCTCATCCCGCGCATGCGTGCCGTTAGCCTTGAATCCAGCGTAATACTGTGGCTCGAGGTCAACGGCCTGATCGACGCACCGACCCTCGATCTGATACACCTGATAGTTAGCGCCGCGGACCCGGCCGATATAGAAGGATTGACTGAGCGTGAAGGATTCCCGACTTGCGATGCCCCCCAAGGCCCGATTGGCGCGCGCCAGATACTCACCCCGCTTCTCCGGTGGGGCGGCCTCCGAAAACGGCAGAATGGCGCGCCAGCGAGGCTTGGCGGGAATATGAGACGGTGATGTGTAGATCACGGCGCGCAAGCGAGCCGCCTCCAGCATAGCTGCCCCGCGTTCAGGCGAAATCAGCTCACCGTCATAATCCAGCTCCGCTCCGTAAGCGCGCACCACGTTGGCGGCGTGCCGCAGGATGGGTTGCTTGGCGCTGTTACTGAGCAGTTCCCCATATTCGCAGAGACTGACCAGCGGACAATGCGCCTTGTCTGGGTAAGCTTCGCTGGCGCGGATCCTCGTTACCAATTCCTGCCATTCTACATCGGACCGATCAATCTTCGTCTTGGGCCATACGTCGGGGAAAAGTGTATAACTGATCAACAACTGACCAGTATCAGCGCTGTTCTGTGAAATCTCCATCGCTATCCTTCAGCGACAGAGTTTTCCATTTGAACGCGTTCAAATCGCTCACCGACTCGGAGCTCCAACTCCAGGAGACGTAGCATGGCCTCCGGAATCGTATTGATGCCGGCATGCCAGGATTTGACGTAGACAGGGTTTCGGTAGAGAATGCGGCCGACTTCGGGCGGAGTGAGCTTATGAGAGTGCATAAGCTGCCGTAGCCGCTGAGTGCGGCCATCGAATCTGGACATGAGACCCCCGGAACGGGTTAGACTTTCTGCTTAGCTAGCGAATCTAGCGCTAACGGGGGCGTCGCACAAGGGGATGTGACAGATTTCTTTAGCCCTCCGGATTGGAATCCTCCGGTGCCCCTGTATCGCCGCTGTAAACCCACGGACAGGGCTCCTGCAAGCACTTCTCCGCAATACCGAGGGCCTCGCAGCGCATGGAGCACAACGCGCAGGGCGCGAGGTCATTCATGGTTTGCGGAGAATCCGCAATCATCACTCTCCTCCACCCTCCACTTCTTCACCGCCAACTCCACCCACACGTTCTGACCTTGGCTCGGCGCCACCAGGTTATGTTTGCGCGTGAATTTCTTGCGGTATTCGCGAAAGCAGGCTTTGTCGTGGCGCACGGGGAGGTTGTGGGCGGCGCAGAGGATCACGACTTCTCCTCCAACTGCCGCCATAAATGCTTCTCCACCACATCGGCCAGATGCAGATTATCAGCCCACTGATTATCCCCG